CCTACATCTTGTATGTATCGAACCCGATTATAGAATACGAATTGATAATCATTTGTTGGAACAGGCCATAGATTTAATGTTGGAACCTGAACACGATTCAGCCAATAGGTTGTTGAAATTCCTTTTTGAGAATTACTTGGAAACTGAAAATAAATATCTCTTCCTTGTTGATTCATTGGCTGACTAATATAAGGAATACCAAAATAAATCTGAGATACATTTAATGTTGCACCACCTATTTCACGGATACGCCAGTTTAATGCCGTCTTTGTAAAAGGAAGATAAAACCAATTTGTTTGATTAAACATATATTGAATTTGAGGTGTTTCAAGAACAGTAATCCAATCATCATCACTTGGTGATGCTAAGAATGAACACTCAATAACAAGTTTATAAACTTGAGTTTCAGCTGACATAACACCTACAAGTAGAATAGGTTGGGCGCTCGTATACAAATATGAAATGTTTCCATTAGGAGATGTCTGTTGACATGATCCTGTTATCGTCGTTGTAAACGGAGCACCCGCATTCCCACCGGCACTTGAGGACGGTATACCGCCGAGAATTCTATTAGCGTTAGCCATCTTTGCTTCGAGAATCTTTGACGTATTTTCAGGTAAATTATATACGGCTTGATTCTGTACAATCTCAACCACACTTTGTTCTATTGTGAATAAATTTAATCCACGATTAATCCAATGAGAGAAAAGAAAATTTAAAGAACGACGTGCTTCTTGATATTTTAATCCATCTTCAGCCCAATTCATAATACCACAACGCTCGAACGCATCACGAATGATGAGGTCGGCATCTGTGTATTGAAAATTATACTGAAGAGAGGTTCCCATTAATCACCTCTATGATGTAATGCTAAATTCGCTTTCTTACGCATCAATGGTGATTTTGAATTCGTTTCTTTTCCTGAAACTGAATTACCATCTGAATGCTTTTGATAAACATGAGATCCACCACTTGCATAACGACTCCGAGGAACCATTTGAGGTTCATCAGATCCGCGTTTCATCTCTTTTTGTGCACGACTACTTTGCATTAGAATTGAGCTCCTTGTTGCATAAACATCAATGTAAAACTACCTGTATTAACGGTATATGTTGTCCCAGAAGTCACATTTGCTGCAAAACCACGAACAGGAATACCTGTTAATGACACAGCAGCATTAGCAGAAATAGGGAATGTAAGAGGATCAGGAGAAGTTGTTACATTATTTCCATCAACGGGAACAGCAACAAAAGAATCTTTAAATATTTCTTTATCCGTTGGTGTATATGTTCCGTAATCGAATTCATAAGGAGGATAACAGGTATATGATAAATCAATATCTGGTCCTGATGCATTTTGGACAGTATTAGCAATTTGTAAGGTATAAAGTGCTTCCTTATTCCAATAATCTGTTTGAATAAGTATCGTTCCTGTGCCACTCAACCCAATTGTAAAGCCAGGTTGAATAACAGCATTTGCTGTAATACTTGTAATTTTATAGAAGTATTCAGTTAGTTTGAGTGATGCACCCGCAGCAGGACCCAACAAAACTTGTTCAACAGGTGCTCCAAATGGGGTTTCACCTGTAACTGTAAATGTTACAGTACTATAATTTATACCTGATGGATTCACCAGCAATGGAGCTACTAAAACACCAGGTGCAAATTTATACTCATACTGTGTTGCACCTGTAAAAATATTAGTCGTCTGAGTGCCATTTAATAAAAGTTGAGAACCAGCTGGCAAGTTAACCGCTGTACCAGAAAATAAGGTAGAAGTACTAATTGCTGGGAAATCAATTGCAACTGGTTTCATCAATCATCTCCTACAATGCTTTAATAGCAGCATAAGTTGCTACAAAAGCGGCATCTGTTGGATAAGCAGGACCTATAAGATCTTGTTCAAGCAATGTCGGATATACATAAGAAGTATTACTTGTATTCCGAAAAATATCAGCCGTTCTAATACCTGACACAGATAAAGGAACCGCCGAAGGCACTGTAGTCGGTAAAGCAAATGGGAAATTACCACTTATTTCATTCGCTATTCGTGCATTAAGAGACGAATCGGCACCATAGGCATAATAGGAAACCTTCAATGTATTTACGCCATCAGGTGCATAAGAAGCACCGGGAATATTAATAGTTCCATTTGGATCGCCAGAAGTCAGGTCACATCTTCCATTCGCGCGCCATCTATTCCCGATAATCAATTGTCCTGCAGGATTATATGGATTACTAGTAACGTTTGCATCGGAATAAGGATTTCCCCAGAAGAAAGAAACAAGCGATGAAAACCTATTAATAAGATAAGGCATGCCCATCACATCGGAAGTACCAATTTGTACGTTAGCAACGTTAACATTGCTCACAATACTTGTTATACGACTCATAGCAAATGTCGTGAACTGTGTTGCAGATCCTGCCAGAACAGTCGAACTTTGTTGGTAAAATTTTCCGTTAATCGTATATCCTGAAAAAGTGAACGTAACAGGCGCACCAACAGGGTTTATGCAATCAATACGGAAACCGCGCGCACAATCCATCAATACATTTTGTACATTGTTAACAAATGTTGCATTTGCTGAATTAAGCGTCATAGGAACGCCAGCTGTTACAGGTTGAGTAACACATACATAGTTATTTGTAGACGCTATTGGTATCACTTCATAATTCACAATCGGGGGTATATAAACCCCCTTACCGAATCCTGTTTGAACGCCATTGATATCAAAGGAATATCCATTTTGTAGATACGTCGATTGAATCGGAATAGACGTAAAATAGGTAGCATTACTCATAGAGAAACTCCTTAGAAACTTTGAACACCAGCAACAGCACGGAAGTTAATACAGCTATTAACATAACGTTCGTTACCATAAATCGATAAGTTACGGTTTGATTGATCCGTAGTCATTTCAATTTGGAGACTCTTACGAAGATAATGAACAAGACCTTCCTTATAGTTTGTTAACATAAAGAAGTTAGTTGGGTTCGCCATGTAGTGACTTAGAATGAAACCACCTTGAACATATTCACCATATGTCAATGGGTTCACTGAGTTTGTACCATCATTTGGACGATAAACTGAACCTGTTAAAATCTCAGCTTCGAATTGGTTTTCAATACCAACAAGGTAATAACGACCTTCAAACTTACGTGGTAAACCAGCAGAGTCTTTGAAGTAGTTAATTAACTTAATCATGTCTTCAGCAGATGTTTCGGTAAACTGAGCTGGAGCAAGTGTATTTGAAACTGTACCCACTGTTGTTGTATGAACGAGTGAACACATTGGCTGACCATCAGCAAGGTTATATTGAGCACTTGATGTAAATGCATTGTCAAATAACGCAATTGCATCATATTCAGAAACGATATTAAGGTTTTCTTTAATACCAACCATACCTTTTGGAAATTCATCAGGATAAAGGTTATCTTCAACTGAGTTTGCTGTAATAACGAAACCAATACCAAAGTTCTTCATGGTTGAATTTGTTATCAAGTACTGTTGCATTGTGCCAAGAGGCATGTTAGCACCATCAGCAAATTGGCCAGCTCCACTTAATGGAACAGCTTCAATGTCGATTTCAGTACGTTTAATTGAAGGAAGTATAGTAAATATTTGTTTCCACTCATTCATGTAGTATGGGTAGTCCAACATAATTGAACGTGCACCTGGAATGAGTAAGTTTGGTAAATTAGCAATTGTAATTACGGAAGTCATTGATTATCTCCTTATAGACCAGGTTGAGGCGCACGATACGCATGGTTATTAATGATTACTTTCACAACAGGAAAACTATCATTCCACGCATTCGATTGAATTGATGCAGGAGCTAAACCAGTCACACGGAGTGACAAATAAGTATTATTTGGAGGTGCTACATAAGTGTTAACATTTAATGAAACTTGCGAAATTCCTGAAATAGGGTTTGCTAAAGCTCCTACAGTAGTACCAGGAACAGTGCAATTATAATTCTTATGAATAACTGAACCACCATTTGGAAGTGCTCCATTACATTGAATCTTGAATTCACAATAAGGATCATCGTTAACATTCACATATGGAATTGTACCTGCAAAAAGAGCTGTGTTTGCTGGCCAATAATTTGCGACAACGTTCTGACCTTGTTCATTTACATATGTAACAGATTGAAATACACCTGCTATTTGAGTTGTTGCTCCTGCAGTAGTACCAACTGGAGCAACATAAGGACCAACACCAGAACCTGTTGCACCACCTGCGTTTGCAGGAGATAACGGATCTGAGTTACCAAGACTTATGTTAGTTACAACGAGGGGATATACGTTTGATTGACCTTTGAATTTACCACCAATATTGTCAAAGAGGGATAAACCAAAAAAATTTGATGTTGATGTCATAGTTCACCTTTAACTTATGTTAAGTTTTGAAAAATTATTATTCTCGAACTCAAAACATACCGTTAAAGGTAGAAGCGTATTAAAGGTTCTATTTAATACGGGCAATCAGAAGTTATCTGACGATATACTTTATTATACACATAATTTTAAAAAATCCAAAAAAAAAGCACATTATTTTTATATAACATGCTTTTTATAAACTTCGCGGCTGCGAAAATTATCATAAAACTAATAATGATCCATTCGTGTCATACCATTTTTGTTTGGAGCCGCTGGGAAAAACTTGTCATTAAGTGTCGTGTCAAATGGATCTCTCCTATCTTGGTGCTCTTGTACCGTCTTTAAATGTTCATTTGAAATCTTTTCAAAATGCTGCAAATGAGCTTTGTTTACATCATTATCACGTAACAATAAAGTGTTCGCACCACAATCAATTATGTCTGTAGAGTCATCAATATAACCATTAAAATCACGATATCCACGTTCTGGAAAATCTTCTGCAGTTGCATGGAAGAATCCTTCTTCATAGAGCTTTGTTAATTTATCTTGTCGTGAATGTCCTTTGACAGACTTTGCACCCCAAAATATGGAATATCCTTGTGGAATATTTTCTGGCTTAATATATAAACGTCCTTTGAATTCTTGAGTAAATTCATTATTAAACCGATCCATAAGATCTTGTTTCTTACGTGTTTGTGACTCACGTGAAACAGGTAACCTGGAACGAGGTTGCATTCCTTTTGTTTTTTCAGCAAATTCACCAATCGGAATAGATGAAGCATTTAATCGATCTTCTTCCGTCATGTCTGTATCTTCATCAATATCATTGAACAAAAAATGATCATCTGGAAGAACAGTATTATGTGCATTCATTAAATCATCATCTGGAGTTCTAATTAATTTCTTACGTCCCATATGCTATCTCCCTTGCATCATATTTTGTAAATTAACTTTATATTGGTATATACGTTCATCTCTATCTAACACACGGCCTTTAGCATCTTTCATAGGTGAATTTATGGCTATTCTCTCTTGG